GACCATCCCATCGTAGACCACTCCCGAGTCCGTATCCGCTGTCGAGAACGACTTACTCAGGATCTCCTCCGGATCCATGGAGTACCCGGCAGTCATCTCCCTCCAGGCCTTTACCACGCGAGCAGGAGTGTCGGCTAGACCCTCCCGATTCGGGTCCTCCCCGACGTGCAGGAGGAGCGTGCGAACGGCCTGCTCTGAGGGGGTCAACGATCTGTTGCGTTTGCTCATGGGATCCACAGGAGCTTGTGAACTTGGGTGTTGAGTTTCCAGCGCGGGTATTCTTTGACGAACTCTATGGCCTTTTCCAGATTGAGGCTTTGCGTGACCTCTCCTGCTATGGGGCTGACCCAGTAGTGGTCGAACCCATCGACATTGAAGAACATGTCCAGGCTGAAGGCATCGGGGAACAGGACTTTCAGTTCGTTGCCCGTGCGCTGCTTCCACTCCTCGTCCTTGACCACCTGCCCGTTGACGCCCTTGGGACTGACGCAGATCCAATCCAAGCCAAGGTCGCTGACATCGTGGGTGCCGTTGGTCTCGATGGCGCACACCCGTCCACGGGCATGCAGGGCGTCGATCAGGCCCTTGTCCAGTTGCAGGGCAGGCTCTCCGCCCGTGAACACCACGAACGGCGTGGTGAACGCGCAAATCTGCTCCACAAGGTCCGACTGCTTCACCTCACGGAGAACGTGGTCGAACTTGGTGTCGCAGTAGGTACAGCGGTGGTTGCAGTAGGAGAACCTGACGAACACAGAGGCCTTGCCGACATTGGCACCCTCGCCCTGAATCGTCACGAACGGATCCAGCACCAACTTGTACAGAGGCTCCATCGTCATGTCCTATCCGGCTGCTTTTGCAGCGCGTTTGAGGGATTGCTTGAAACGCCGCTTGGCCTCGACCTCTTTCAGCCGTTGAGAGAATCCTGCTTGTGCGCCGTCTGTACGCCTTCGGGTAGGGACTGGGCCGCTGCCGTGCGATCCGATACTCGCAAGAGTTCCGACCCGCGTGAGGTAGTAACCTCCAGGGAGTTCTGATCTTCGACGAGCAGCGGTGGTAGTCTTGATGGGGCGGGTTTTGAGGAGGTGTCGCTCACGTGGTGTTCCTTTATTTGGGGCTTGCGCCGTGGCCTTCTTGATGTTGTGGGAGAACTGAAACTTCGGGTATCCTTTGTGCGGGATCACAGCATCCCCGACCTTCCGGCCATACATATGGCGCACATAGAACACCCCTAGACCCGGAATGCCGAACAACTCGCCCTGGGCCAATCTGTCGGCAATAACTTCCCCCATGCGCTCCAGCAACTTTGCCAGAGCGAGGGGTTCCATGTTCAAGGCCTGTGCGATCTCTAAGCATTGTTCCTTCGCTATGCGTGTTCCGTAGTCGTGAGGACGGCGCTTACCCGCGCTTCCCCAGTCCACGGGCAGGTCGCGTAGATCCTTCTGGACGCGCGCTAATATCTTCCCAGCTATTGGCGACTGAGTCATCAGCGACATCCTCCTTCACATCCTTGTTCTCGTTCAGGACCTTCTTACGCGACCCGTCGCTCGCAGGCTCGACGTTCTTGTTCTGGAACAAGAGCTTGGTCTGCACCAGGGACTTCATCACCCCCGGGTCGGACAGCGCGGATTCCAACAGGTGCGCGTACTTGCTGATCTTCTTCTCCACAGCCGCGCCGGAGGCCGCAGCATCGCCAAGGCGCTGGAGAGCATGGTTGCCGGTGATCTTCTCCCCCTTGGCCGCAGCGTTCTCGCTCTCCTGGGTCGGCACAGCCGCCGCCTGCTGGATCATCGCCTGGATCTCAGGCTCGGAGAACTGGAGGACGTTCTTGAGGACGTAGTAGGTCATCTCGAACGGGTTGATGTTCTGTGAGGACTGCGAGATCCCCAGCATGTTCGTGGCCACGCCCGTGCGAAGCTGGAGCAGATCCAGGCGCTCGTACTCGGCCAAGTAGGACACAGGCTCCATCTTGACCTTGAACTCATTCCCTTCCTGCGTGTAGTCGTACTGCGTGCTCTCGGGGTTGTTGTCCAGCAGATCCAGATGGATCTCCGCGACTTCCCGCAGTCCGGTCTTGAACGCATGCTGCACGCGCTGGACGGCGCGGGCGTAGACGATGTTCTGGCTGGTCAGCTTCTTCTTCAGATCCACGGGCTTGAGCGAGGCATCGTCACCCAGGAACCCGAACATCTCCTTGGGCGTCTTCACAGAGCCGAAGTACTTGTCGAGGTAGTAGATGATGTCCCGGATCTCGCCAGCCATCGGGTTTCCGCTGACGCGCTCGATCTTGGTCAGGCTGCCCTCGTGCATGGGGATGAACAGGTCATCGCTCGGGCTGACGGGCCGGAAGTTGAACTCGTACTGCTTGGTGTTCGGGTCCATGTGCTCTTGGCGGCGGTAGCGCTTCATGTACCTCTGAAGGATGCGCTGCGATTCCGCCTCGTCGTTGGTGCCCGTATCGACGTAGTGGTGGTCCCTGTCGTAGCGGCGATTCAGGCGGTAGAACAGGAGTTCGTCCTCGGCCATCATCACCTGCTTCCAGGGACGGATGGCACCATGGAACACGCTGGTGCCGTAGCACGAGCTACGATCCTTGCCCATGATCCGGAAGTGGACGTAGTCCCACGGCCAGGAGACTTCCTGGTTCTTGTCCTGCTTGAACCTCATGCCCTCCTGCTTGAAGCCCACGAGGCGCCGGTACTTGTCCTCCTGACGGGTGATCTTCCGGGGGTCGCCCCACTGGAGGGCCTTCACACCCTGCCCGCGATTGTAGACCATGCGCTCGAAGTCGTCGCCGTAGAGCGCCAACTGCCGGACCATGGCGAAGGCATTCTCGTCCAACTGGAGGCCGCGATGCAGGCCCTTGAGGGCTTCCATCATCTGCGGGTTCTGGGTGTCGAACCAGACCTTGTGTCCGATCTCGGGCATGGTCGCCGTGCAGTCATCGGCGTACTGGTCAGCGACCATCACCACCAGATCCGTGAGGTCCATGCGGTAGTAGGTCTCGTACCTGCGACGGCGCTCGGCCTCGACCTCCATCTGCCTGTAGAACCAATCCCAGGCGGCGTAGGCGCTCTGCTGGTCGTTGCCGCCCATGCTGTCAGGGATGTCGCTCAACGATGGGTGCGTGGCCATCTGGCGACGGCCAAACATCTTGAGGTTGAATCCGAATAGGTTCATCGCTGAGTCCTTTGGGCTGTACGGCGGTCTTTGTCCATGGAGGACCACGGAACGGATGTCCGCGTCAGCTTAACGAGCCGCTTCTCTTGGAAAAGCGTCGAACCCTTCCAGCCGGGCTTCAACTTGGCCATGCTCTGGCGGGCACGAATGTCAGTCAAACAGTGGTAAACGGACCCGCAAAAGCTGTCGGCCACGTCCTTGGAGAACTCCCGCCCGTCCTCGGCCTTCCCGTCAGGGTGATCAACCTTCTTCTTGTCAAGGTCGTACTCCAGTTCCCCAAGCTCCCGCATGAGCGGCGGATAGGTGTACATCTGGATGCGGCCTTCGATGAACGACTGCTTGAGCATGAGGTACGGCTCGTCGTTCCTATCCACGGACAGTAGCTCGACCTCCCACCCGGCTGTGGTCATCTGCTGAATGCTGTCGGCCGAGTTGTAGCCGTCGAATGAGCCCTTGAGCAGGGGCATGCCCATGGCCCTGAGGTGGTAGAAGAACGTCCTGATCTTCTCCAGGCTGACTTCCTGCCCAGGCTGCGGGACGAGCCTGAGGGTGATGTCCGGGACGACGATGGGCAGCATGTCCTGGAACTTGGTCCCATCGGGCCGCATCCGCTCAACAGTCTCGATCCCCGCCACATGGGAGATGCTGATGCCTGCGGCGTCGTGCTTGAGGCCGATGTCCACATGGAAGAACCTGGGCGCCTGTGGGTGGTAGCGCATGGTGTAGATGCTGTTCTCGATCTTGAACAGCACCTCGGGCTTGAAGAACGTGTGGATCTGGAGGTCATCCGTGGGCGTGACCACGAACTCATCCCGGGTGAATGGATGCTGTAGGCTCGGGGTGGTGGCGCGGGTGAACAGCGTCCGATCACGGAACAGCGGGGCTACGCCGAAGGTCGCTATACCAGCAAGGTCACGAAGGGCTTGGTCGATGTCCTTCTCGAACTGAGCGCGAACGGGAGCATCATCGGGAACATCGACCACACGAGCCCCATCACGAGACTTCGTGCCAGGAGGGAGGATGCGCGAGGGATAGACCCGGTCACCCACTTCGACCTTGAAGGTGGTGGTGGAGAATACATGTGGCTTGACCTCCCACTGGGAATACTCGGAAACCATCGTCAGGCCTGCGGCGATCTCTTTGCTGGAGTTCTTTACATGGTTTTCGAGGAAGGCGCTGGTGCTGCGCTTCGACGAGATGAGCAGAGAGATGCCTGCAACCAGACCACCAGCACGGCTAAAGCGTGAGGTAATACGGTTTCGGGATTCGCTGTAGATGGTCTGGGCTCGCTTTTGTGCGTCCTCGGCATTTGCCGCTCCAAGGTGGAAGAAGTTCACCTCGTCCATGAGGAACGAGAACACGTCGCGTCCAACGGAGTGGTGAACCTGCGACCCGTACATGATCGTCGCTTTGTGCTTCCTGAACTTGATCGCGCTCTCAAGGCGGGCGACACGCTTGTACTTCTCGTTGAACCACGGGCACGAATCGATGTTGGCCTTGAGCTTGCCGTAGCCGACTTCGTTGGCCTGCGCTCCCGTGAGCGAGAACACGATGTACACGATGTCGTTGCCCTTCATCAGCCCGTAATACTTGTGCGGGTCGCGCAGGCAGGCATTGCGATAGACCACGTACTGGTTCGCCAGCACGGCCACTGAGGTGTTGTGCGTGACAATGTGATGGTCGGCTACATACAACTGGTCCGACGCTGCCACCTGGATGCACACCACGCTGGCGTGTCCCTCGGGGACGATCTCGCTAATCAGGCGACAGGGTGTGTACTTGACGGGCTTCCACTTACGGGCCTTGCGCGGGAGGCTGAATGGGTTGAACGGGGTGCGGAGGCACAGGATGTGAGCGTCCCGGCAACGCTTCCCGTTCAGATAGGCCTTCTTGCGTGAACGGGACGTAGTTCCACCCAGGGAGTTCACCAGTTCCACAACGTCGTCGCACAGGCCCTCTGACGAGGTAGACAGGCACACAGACTTACCCTGGTGCCAGCCGTCCGTGTCCATGATTCCGCGAAGAAGCTCTACCCGGTCCTCCGCACTGGACTGCATGTACACTCGGGGGATGCGCTTCTCAGGCGATCCGACGCGCATCCCTAGCTTACGGAGGTCGTAGCTGACAGGGTTCAGCGGCCCTTTGCCGTTCCCGCCGCCAGCAGGCCCCCACACCAATCTGTAATCACACTTACTGACTTTGTTGGCCTTCTTCGCCGTGAGTCCCGACAGGTTGACCACCTTGTCCAAGATGAACCTGTCCATCGTCGAGAACATGATGGTGTCGCCGGTCAACCCCCCATCCCCAATAAGCGCCCCAACCACATACGGGTCAATGGTCGTGCGGGCCTTTGAGTACTGCACAGGCTCCGACAAGATTGGGATGTGCCACTTCAGTGACCCCGTAGGAGCCCTCAGGTCTTTGATCAGTTCTCTAGTGCTCAGGGTCTTCCACCCACGCCCGCGATGCTTGGAACTTGGCGACTGCACGTTCCACAGGTGGTCACGGTCAACAACCAGTGACGACCCATCCGTGAACTTGACACGCCACACGGGCAGGACGCCTCGCGGGAATACCCCAGTCACCTTAGTGGGCTTGCCATCCGACCCTGTGACGTAATCCCCCTTCTTGATGTCCCCGACTCGACGCCACCCAGACGGAGTGCAGACCTTCCCGTCAACTGGCTGGCCCTTGCCCACGCCGATGGCGCCACCCAGCACCCATTCCGTGTAGCGGGCGCCTGGGGCGAAGAGCTTGTACAACTCCTTCCGCCATGTCGGGTACAGTTCCTTGGTCTGGTCCCCGCCCATGTAGTACGGGTTCTCCAAGAACTCTTCGATGGAGACAGGCTTCTCCCAGTAGTCGATCTCCCAGAGCTTATCCAGGGTCAACGACTGCATGTCCGGACTCTCGGCCAGTTCACGGAGGATCTGGACGGCCAGCACCCGCTCATGCTCATCCAGGCCCGCAAGGAACGACCCGTCGTTGGCCAACGCCGCTGCGGCGACCCTCTCAGTGAAGGCCTCTTGCTCGTGCATCCGCACGGGCGCAACGATCTGTTGCGCTAGGCTACGGGGTGTCGTCACTCCCGTCTTCCGCTGGGGCCGGTAGACGGGGAGCAGTTCCAGGTCGTCCATGTCTCTTCCGCGTAGTTACCCGTCCTTCGACCACAGTACCCGTAACTTCCTTCACATGCGCGTGCAGCATCTCCGCAATGCGCGTGCGCAGCTTCTCGCGCATCAGGGTCTTCCCAGCCGTGGCCGCGCCATCATCCCCGACGCTGATGTTGTTGATCGTCACAGGCCCGTTGATCTTCGCTAGGCCATCGCCATGGGTAGGCTCCTTGGAGCCCTTGCCCACGGACACGCCCGTGCGATCCAACACCTGTAGGGCCGCTTCTAGGACACCTTCGTCCGGGGAGTCGATGATCTGCCCGTTGACTTCAGATCCGGCCAGGAGCGCACGCTGAAGCACCTGCACGGCCCGGGGAACCATCTTCTGCATCTCGGTCATGCCGAAGAACCTGGCACGCTCGGCAAGCTGCTCGCGCTCCTTGTAGACGGAATCCAGGTCTTGCAGTTCGCGCTGCACGTCCTTGCGCGAGAGGAAGGTGTCTCTCCGCTCCTTGTTCCAACCACGCTGGCGGAGGACGGCCTCGCCGCCGATGGCCAGTTCGCGGACGATCTGCCGATCTTCGGGCTTGAGGGCCATTAGCGCGTCACCCCGATAACCTTGG